AACCCGTTAGGTCAGGTGGCTTAACTTAAATAAAAAAGTCTCCGACAAACCCGGTACGGTTCAATAATGATGCATCCACCAAACCCATCACGAAGTTTACCTGCGCCAAAACCAGTAATCGTACCGCCTGTACCAGTCGCATAGCAGACACCGCCTTGAGAAGTTCTCCAGAAGTCTTTAGCCTTACTATCATCACGCAATGTAAGATCAGGAAAGACCTTTTTATACGCCTCCTCTTGTACGAGTGTTCGAATCTGGAAGGCGTTATTTGCGGCAAGCATTGCCGAGTAACTGATATGAATAAACTCACAGTCAGGCTTCTTTCCAAAACACCAAGCCATAAAATTAATTACAGCAATTTCAGTTTTAGAATATCGTGGTGGAACGTTAATAATTAACCGCTTTATCTCTCCGCGATAAACTTTCATCAAAGCTTCACAGATTTCTAAGTGGTGCCAGTTCTGCATCCATTTATAACCACGGCGCTCCTTAAACATGTACCTTGTGAAGAAATATAAATCTTCTTGCGCCTCGATCCGGATGGCTTTATCCCGAGCCGCATCAGTACTCATCTAAGACTTCCCTCCGCGCTTTTAAGTAATCTTCCATTGGAACTGGAATTTCAGAATTAACTGTTTGAACTGGTCCGCCGTCTTTGCCTGTTATTTCTTGACGATTAGTAAATTGACCACCAATGTCTTTTGCAGCTTGTTCTAGAATTTTTAGCGCTGTTTTAACGTTTCTAGTTCTATCAAGCTGTCTTTGGTATTGCTTCAATCGGTAGTACTTATTAGCAATTGGAATATCAATTAAGCCTTTATCAAACTCATCTCTGGTTTTTTCAAATAGTTCGACATACTTTTTGCTTAAGTTCTTACCAGCAACCTTTGTAGGGTCATAAGTTGCAACTTGAACACGATCTATATCAACGCCAAACTCTTGTTTTACGAGTTCAGCCACTTCTTGAGGTGTATCACGACAAGCAAGAGACTGAACTATAAAGATTTTCACAGGCTCTTTTAGTGTCGCCATAACTTCCTCATCGTATAACTACGTATAACAAAATGGGCAAAAAAAAGAGCCATTAGGCTCAATTGATTACACAATTTCCGCAGCATTTTGAAATATCAAGATTCGAAACAAACGGCGGATTTTTTGCGACTTCAATAAGTCGCTTAACATTTTTGCTTGGTCCATAACGTTTAACTACGCCAATAAACTCTTCAACGTCATGACCTGCAAGATAGTGCTTAGGAAGACCAGAACTATCGCTATAAACAATTTCTCCGTCCTCGTCTCTCATCACTCCAATGTGGTAAAGCTCATGTTCAAGTAAGTAACAGAACTCTGTATCATTTGCACGCTCACAAAAAGAAGCATCGACAGTTATTAAGTAAGTTGGCACAAAGCCGAACCAGTCTCGCATCTGTTGCTCTTGTCTAGCTTTGCGCCAGCCACCAACATTGAACATGACTTTCTCGCACTGGCCTAATACCATAGCTTGCTTGCTTTTATATGCAGAAGAAGCCCATGCAAATGCTAAAAATTCTTCATTGTCATGAAGCATCTCAGCGATATGGTCATGATCTGGATTATATAAAGGTCCACCAATAGTTAAGTAATTAGCAACAACCCATTTTTTTAGATCTGGTGCCGGTGTTAGTCTAATTGCTTCTTCTTCATCTGCTTGATCAATAAAATCAGTCGGTGGAAATGGTCTTATTTGCTCCATCTTCAATTCTCGCTAATTCACTTTTTATCCAGTTGATGACATATCCCGACAAAATAGAATCTGGATGAAAGCGCTCTATTTTATAACCCATCTCTTCAGCTTGATCATATCGATCAAGACTCCATGCTTTATTTGCCAGCTTTCCACCACGTCCACCAGACCAGGGCCCACCCTCAATTTCAATGAGCAAACGCAATTTCACAATATGAAAATCAAAGCGCCAGTGTTTGGTATGGATCGGCTGAAACTTACTTTCAAAACCAATCGCCAAATCCTCAAGTTCTTCCTTAAGTGTTGCCTCAGCCTCGAGATATTTTTGCTTCGCCTTAGGCAGTGGTCTGGATTTGGGTTTGGTTTTAGGTTCTTTTTTTCTTGTAAGCCAAAAATAATCTTTACCATCCATGCCCTAGCCCCTTAAAAGAAGCCCTCAGGCTTGTTGTTGAGCCGTGCAATTAATTTGTTTTGCTTTGCTATGGCTAAAAAAAATCGCTCATCTAATTGAGCGATCTGTTCTGTAGATAATCCTTTCGTTGTACAGCTTCCCAAATGATTTAGATCTACTTGAAGCTGTCTTATCTCTCGCGTGATTTTTTGAAACTCAGTCATAAACACTCCAAGTAGGCAATAAAAAACCCACCGATTGGTGGGCTTCATTTGTTTGAACTATTATTTAAGATAGATATGGGTATTTTTCAGCGAGATACTTGTTAGCGATTTTAGTTGTTTCTGAATAAGAAATTTCAGCACAAAGCCAAAAACGATATGTATTTTCACCAACTTTATAACTCTGGCGGTTATATGTTGATTGCTTACTAGGATCTATTTCACTTGCTTCAAAATATGTACCTTCACGGTTATTAACAATTTCACCGTCTAAATCACCGCCAATACAAATATACATTGAGCTAATCCATAAAATTATGAATGGCAGCTTAACACATAAAATAAAAAGCCCCGCCAATAATCGATATTTAGCGGGGCCCTTTTGTGCCGTAATACGCTCGGCAAAATCCAACAATAAAAAAAAGTCCATTTCTGGACCTTAAAAAAACCTCTTAACGAATTTTTTGTCGGCTATTAGTCAAATTTCACAATGACCAAACACACTACTAATACAAGCAAAGTAAGCGTAAAAGCTAATGCAGGTACGAATGATACAACTAGTGCATTAAACAATACTGCAAAGCCAATTAAATAGCCCGCTGAGCCTGTTTGTTCGAGTAGATCCATATAGAATCCTCCCTTAAAACAATGCCACGACCCATGAAGCTGTTGATCTATGTGGCGCCCAGTCGTTGCTGTCTTCTTGCGGTTCCTGTTTCAGTAATGACACAGCTTCAGAACCTTCCCGTTTACAAGGAGGTCGACAGCAACCCCAACAGGACTCGGAAAAGCCCACTTAGAAAGTGGGCTTTAATTTGATAAATACTTTCGGGCGTAGTATGTATAATTCGCCCATTTTAGAAATCTTTATACTCAAGTGTATACCCAACTGTCAAGCACAAGTTTCTTGAGTATCAGGAAGTTCAAAACGAAATGATCGAGAAATGCGCGATCTAATTTCATTTTCCCATTCTGCCACAATAGATTCTCCAAATAACTCGAACTTCTGATAGCTTTTTATGTAAGCAGTCTTAGTGGCAACAATACCTGCAATTTTCATTTTTTCATTTAATGTATATGGGCGCTTACCTGTTCCATTACATTTTTCGCAAAACTTTGCACCCTCAGGAAAACCCTTTGAATTAAATGTTTCGAGTTTTCCTAATCCTTGGCATGCTCCACACATAGCTTTAACGAAAACATGTCCGCGTAAAATAATCTCAGCCATACCTTTTGCCAGATTAGTAAGATCACCTTGGGCATTGGTAGGGGTAAATTTTTTCTTTACCATTTCTTCATGAATCTCTACCGCTAATTTATTTCGCGCTCGGAAAAAATTACCTGATTTAATCTCACCACGAACAAACTCAACCTTACCCGGAATATCTTCAATACGGCGTTCAGTTTGAAAATTAAAATCATATTTACTGTAAAAAGTTTCTGTTTGTTTTTGAGCTGGGGTAATAATTGCAATTCGTTCAAAATCAACCTTTTCAATTAGAACCGTTGCCCAAAGTCTTGCAGCTGGTGATAAGAGTGCCAGTTCCCCCAATACCACATCTTTAGAAATTTTCTTACCTTCAGCTTTGCCTTGAGCAATAGCAAGGCGAAGTAACTCAATAAAATCAAACTTTTCAACTAACATAATCGCCTTCCTATTAACCCTTCATTAATATTTCAATTTGCTGTATTGCCACGCCTGCTTTAACTTGCTCTGTACTGAACCGTAAAACTGTAAAACCCATCATTGCTGCAGAGTTGTATTTCTCCATATCCCCTATATAGCCCTTGCCTCTTGTATGACGGCCTCCGCTCCAGATCCCGCCTTCTACCTCAATCAAAATCTTTGTACCCGTTATTAAAAAATCTGCTCTCCATTTACGATCAGGATGGAACTTATATTCCTGTTCAAAACCAATCTTGCATGCTCTTAAATGCGTTGCCAGAACCATTTCACCCACACTTGGTTGTCTGGCAACTTGCTTTGCTGAACGGCGCTTTTTATTTTTCTGAATAGGAAATAATTCACGATATTCAGCAAGGCTCATTGATGACATTAAGCACCGCCCTTTAATAAGTGATCTAATTGATTAGCAATGCCGTTATAAACACGTGATTTATCTAGGTCACCCAAAAGCGTTAATGCATGGGCATCGTTTATAAATTTATCTCTTAACTTTGTTAAACCAGCTTTTAACTTGATTAAAGGATCTATCTCATTTCCATTAACTGCTTCATGGTCTGCTATAGCCTCCTGAACTCTTTTTATATGAACAACAAAATCTTTATTACCTATTAAAAATTTGATCATTTTGAAATCATTGAAATCAGCAATAAATACTTTGCCTTTAGCAACTTCAACTCCACCAATTTGCTCTATTAGTTCCAACGATTGAACCAATTTTTTAAGGTCTAAAATCTTTGGGGTTACAACACCACCTACTTCAGCAGATCCAATAACAAATCGAGCCTTTTCGATTCCATGTTCCTTCATAAACTCAACTGCATTCATACATTCACCCCATCAATCAATTGCTGAATATTTCTTGGAATCGGCATACCTTCACGGCGGCACATCTCGACGTATTCGTGCGGATTGTCAAAAGGATCTGGCCCTAATTCCTTTGTAAGCTCAGGCTCTTTTTCCTTAGCCTTAAGCTTTTGTACTGGTGCAGGTTTACGACCATTGATTTTTAATCGTTCCATCAATGATTGGAGATGCTTTTGGGCTTCGTCATTGGAAACTGGTATATGCACCTTTTGCTCATTTTTCTGAGCTAATAAAATTGGTTCTTGGTACCAAGCTTGAACTTTTCCTTTTAACTGAGCTTCTGCTTTGTACTCGTCATACACCTTGATAAATTCCATTTTGGCTTTGTACATTTCGCCGTCTTGAATAAGCGAATAAACTTGATCAAGTACAAATTTGGCTAATGTAGTAATTTCTTGGTTTTGCTCACGCCCATCAGGCAATCTCACTTTCTTGTGCTGAGTGATTTGTGTGTATTCACAAGCCTTAACCCATGCTTTTTCAGCACTCCACCAATCATCACCCATGCACATAGCACGGAATTCAGCGAAGTTAGGCATGTAGGTATTTGTACTAGCGTAAAATAGCGCTAAGCCTCTTTGAAGTTGATTAGGTGTAACCCCAACCAATGCCTTTGCAAGATGTTGTTCAACGATTTGCATTGGTACTGCATTTTTCCCTTCAACTGGGAAATTCTTATTGAACTGAACCGCGTACTTAGTTCTGTATGCAGCAATTAGTTCTTTCAAATAACTATCGAATGACGCTAATTCAGTCATGATTAATAGCCTCCGATATATTGCTGGTCAGGGGTAACATCAATCACGTTTGAACGGTTGCTCTCAGCGTACATCTGAGTGAAATAACCCGGTTCTTCAGGAACGTTATGAGATTGTGAGTTTTCCTGAATTTGATTTTGGCGAGGTTCAAATACACCCTGATAATTTCCGATAATTGAGTTTTCCAGTGATTGGTTAGCCATAGGTCCAAAAGAGATAAGTTTTTTAAGGATTAGCTTTACTGCGTTTTCAGAGAGTGGTTTTTTGATGCTGATACGCATATCAACAAAATTGTTCCACAGCTCTGGATCTACACATGCTGGTAGTTCAACTAAACGTGGATTAAATTCAGTTGGTTTTTCTGATTTAGGTTTTTCAGAAACAGGCTCTCTTTTTTTATTTATTTTTTTATTACGTTGAGAGTTGTTTTTGATAGTGATACTTTGTGTGTTAAAAATTTTTACTAGTAGCGGTAAAAAATTTTTACTAGTGTAGTTAAAATTTTTAACTAGCAGTGGTAAAGAATTTTTACTAGTTTGGCCATAAATTTCAGGTAGTAAAAAATTTTTACTAGGGAATTTAAGCACTAAACCAACGCTAGTATCGTTACCTAATTTGAATGTATTTCCATGAATTGTGCTTGGTTGTTCCACGACTAAACCAACTTTAATTAATTCATTAAGGCATTTAACAACTGTCGGTCTACTCTTCCCTGTAATCTCTTCAAATTGAGTTAAAGAGATGGAATCCATCTCCTTATTCCAGCCACGAGTTTTACGGCAAATAACTAAATAAATTTTGCATGCAGCATCAGAGATTTTATTTAAAACCTCGTCAACAAATGCATTAGGCACTTGAAAGGAATTAGGCACAAAATTACTCATGTACACCGACCTTAGGCTTTACATACCCACCAAATTTTTGAACCAAGTCAGCATTAACCAAACTATTAACGATCTGCCCTGCTAACCACTGATTAATGCGAAAACGCTGTGCCATAGTTTGTGAAAATTCTTCACGCGTTATTGCAGCATTATTTTCGTCATAACCTTTGGCTCTTAGATTTTTACGGTTACGATCATGTAGCTCATTGAGAATCACTAACGCTGGATCAAAGAAGGACTGAATTTCCTGAGTCTGTTTGTACTCAGGTTTATACTTAAATTGACTATTCATGACACCTCCGCTAATGCTTGCTCAGCTTTTGTTAGGCGGCGTTTAGCGTTGAGCTCTGCTACTGTTGCTGTGCGGATTTCTTTTGAAGAAACCAGAATCAAATGATTCTCCGATTTGATAGTCCACAACCTAGTCAAAGTTTTATTTTTAACCTCAAATAAATCATTTGATTTGAAAGTACGGCACTCTTTAGTAAGCACTACAACGTCACCTATTAAAAAATCTGGTGAGTTGAGTTCGATTGGTTGTTCTGATAAATTGTTTGTGTTCATTTGATCCACCTCAATTGAATGCCTAACCACTCCTGTTCGCGCAGGTAGTGGTTTTTTATTTGAATAAAATCCGCATGTATTCAGGTGAAGTGAATGCATGTGCTAAATAAACTCGCGTTGCTTCTGCAATTTCAGGTGAGCAATACACATCACTTTCTTGCACAACCTTCAAACCAATGGCTGTCAACAAAAAGCTAATAAACTCAATCTCAGTCCATCCATTTGATTTCTTTTCTGTTTTCATCCGTGAAAGGATGCTCGCATCGACATTTATCATTTCTGCTACTTGTCTTTGGTTGCTAGCGTTAAGTGCTTGCAATATGAGAGATTCGTTATTGCTAGCGCTTGCAGGCAATTCATTTAATACTTTGCTCATGGTTAAGGTCCTAAGCGATTAATGATCCAAGGTTTTTGCTTTTTGTCGTCTGGGGACGAAGTTCAATCCAAATATCTTGATAGTTATCAGGGAAAAGCTCTTTTCGCGTTGTTAAACCAAGATCTTCAGCAATAACTGCTAGCCTGATTTTTCTATCAAGGGGAATAGCTTTCCATCCACTAACTGATGACGGAGCAATCCCCAGAAGTCTTGCTACCGCTGTGACACCACCTAGCTTGTCTATAAGTTGTGCGTCATTCATAACGTGCTCCTAATTTTTCTTTAATTATTAGGTATTCCTTATATTAAATCAATAGGAATACCTAATTTTATTTATGTTAGGATTTCCTAACATTGTGAGGATAGTTGTATGAACACTCTTGCTGAACGACTTAGATATGCCATGGAAGTATTGCCACCTAAAAAGATCAAAGGTGTCGAACTTGCTCGTGCAGTCGGAGTAAAACCTCCTTCTGTGAGTGATTGGCTATCTGGTAAATCCAAAAAAATGGAAGGTGAAAATTTATTACGTGCCTCAAAATTTTTGAATGTTAATCCTTCATGGCTTGCATCTGGCACGGGAGAGATTCAATCAAGCACGAGAGATAAATTTAAACAACTGGATATCGAAGAGTTCAAAAAGAAATACAACATTAGTGATAGTGATGAAGCTCTTTTATTTTCAACAATTATCGAAAAACCGTTTATCCCATCATCTAAGCGTTGGGTTCCTGTTAAGGCTTATTCAAAGATGGGCATGGATGGCTATTTCACAGATATGGGTTATGAAGGCAATGCTGGAGATGGGTATGTTCCAACTCACTCAGCAGGACCAAGAGCCTATGGTATTAAAGGCACTGGCGACTCAATGTTTCCAGCTATCCGTAATGGATGGTATGTGGTTTGTGATCCAGATGCGGAACTCGTGCCGAATGAGTTTGTTCAGGTATGCTTGAAGGATGGAAGATGCACAATTAAAGAATTTGTTGGCATAAATGGCGGGGTTTTAAGCTTGCTTTCTGTGAATGGTGGTGAGCGATTTTTCTTTGAAATGGATGAGGTAGAAAGCATTACAGCTATTACTGACATCGTACCACCAAGTCAGCACAGACAAGAACATCCTTATTCGCATTAATCACAGGAAGACTTATGGACAATTCAAAACGACCAATCAACCAGATTATTGCTCGCATCAATGATGCTGCGAAACATGGTGAAGCTTTGGTGCTAACAGCCGAAGAAGTGAAGATCCTCTCAAAGGACATTGGTGATAAAGTCTTTATTCCAGTCCTTACAAATGAACAAGTAGTGCAGTTGGTAAAATAAGGAAAGCTTGGACAGAAAATTAAATAATAAAAAAAGACCGATGATAAGTCGGTCTTTCCATCCAAGGTTAGGAAGGTCTTGGATTGACTAATGTTGGCAGCATTAGCCTTTGCGCCCACCAATATCACAAGATAATTGATAAATTGAGAATAACATATGTTTGGAGAAATTCATGTTGCTTGATAGAGTTTTGCAATTGGAGTTGATGGAAAAAATGGCTTCAACCTACCCTTTAGCTTATGATTTTTCACATGAAGTGTACCAACTTGAAGACGAATCTAGGAAGAAGGTATTTGCAAATTTATATTATCTACAATCCCATGAATTATTAGAGCCTAAAAGTATATTTCTTCAGCTTGGCTTTGGAGCAATACAAAACTCAACATTCACACTTGGGTATACTCGCTTAACCCAAAAGGGTGCAGATTTCATGGCTAATGATGGAGGTTTATCTGCAATATTTGGAGTGGTGACAATAAAATTCGAAGCAGACCAATTTAAAACTTTATTAGAATCAAAAATCATGGCAACCGATTTACCGCCTGCTGATAAGCGCAAATTGATTGATGGGCTTCGATCGCTTTCTGGCGAGAGTATAAAACACCTGACAACGAAAATTGTGGATTTGGGCTGGGATAATCTAGGGACACTAATTCGGATAATTCAAAGCAGCCTGGCTTAGCAATTTGCTTAAACTTTAGGAAACCAATTGGCTTAGTGTAATCACCAACTGGCACATAAAACTCATCACCATCAAATGGAAAATTTTCAAAGTAAATTTGAGTTGAGTTTTGGAAAAGTCTGTTTTCAATAATTACTATATTTTCTAATTTCATAAACTTACCTATCGTGACCCGACACGATCCTTTAAAAACATATCGGGAGGAGTATTTCACGTGAGTAAAATTGTAAATATTAATTCTGAACTAATTAATTTCTATATTGTCTTAAACGATCATGCTCTTGAAATTGATCTTAAAAACAGTGATAGGATCTGCTATACAATGATGGATAGGGATACGATAAATAAATTCATATCATCAACAGACAAAGACCAATTTTATCTTGATAACATTAAGTCAAATAGAAACTTCCGCTCAGAAATTACACTTAAGAAGCACGCTTAGGAGTTGGGGGGTGACCCGCCAGTTTTTCTAACTTTTCAATGGCATCTGAAAAGAACTCGCGTCTCCACTCTAAATCTAATTCACCAGCATATAGCGCTTCTAGCACAATCAGCTTTAGCTCACCTTCTAAAACTATTGGGGATTCATCCCAAATATCCAGACGTGCGCAACAACTATTTCTTTTATTCTTAGCGATCATAACAAACTCCACCCAACCCACCTCCACGGTGGGTTTTCTTTTGTCTATTAAAGCATAAAAATTAGGTATTTCTAATTTTATTAGGAATACCTATTGACTTAATAATTAGGTTTACCTAATATTTATCTCACAGACATCAAAAAAGCACATCGCCCTCCCCAGGTCCGATGTGCTTTTGCAAAACTGCGAGATCAATTATGAACGTAAAAGTTAACTCATTCAACTCCTTTGCATTTGTCAGCATGGCTGCTCTTGCAATTTCTGGTGGTTCTTTAGTTGCTTGCCAATTACAGCCAGCTTTCCAAACAAAAGAAGCACCTACTCTTTTTACACCTAAAACTCAACCAAGTACTTACGGTGTGTTAACCGCGAAAATCACAGGTAAACATTCTGGCGTTGCTGTAATTAAATTAGATAGCTTCCGTTTAAACGTTAGCTTTGATTTTGAAGCTCATCCAGACAGTTACGGCGTTCCGGGTTCTGAATTCACTGCTGTTGAAATTACTCAACTCACAGTAAATGAAATTACTGATGTTAATGGTAAGTCATATAACGATTTCACCGAATTTGAAGACATCCGAAACATCAATGGCCTTCTAAAAGGCTTCATCGAACGTAACAAGTTGGTGGAGGCTGAACATGTCTAATTTCAAAAAGCACCCTGACGGCTACAAGTCTTATTTGGGCCGTGATGATAAAGGTCTTTATTCCGTACGTATTAAGTGGGCTATCTATGCTGCAAACGCTAACGGCTCAGTACTTTACGAAATTAAAGATGGCGTTAAAAAGCCACTTAATGTTGAGCAATTTAAAGCTAAGGAACCAAAGATTTTCGCTTCTCTTATGCAAGTAATCGACTTCCAACGCAGAAAGCAGCTCGCTATAAAACTGCGTGAAACAAATATCCCTACTTATGACCGCAAAGCTTATAAAACTAAGCGCGGCTTCACTGGCTCAAGATAAGGATAATAAAATGGCTCTACCGATTATTACTGCTGACCAAACTTTATTGGTTCAAGCAATTATTGTGTACCTATACGCGGATCCGGGTTTAGGTAAATCATCGATGGGCTTTACTGCGGAAAAAGCAATTTCTTTTGACTTTGACCGTGGTGCTCACCGTACTGGTGAATTACGTCGTGGTGCAGTTGTACAGGTTCAACAATGGAGTGATGTTGCAAACCTTACTCCGCAGGACTTAGCACCATATAAAACTGTTGTCATTGATACCGTGGGTGCAATGCTTGAATGCATTAAAACCCACCTGTTACTTACGGCAAATAACCGTCAAAAAGATGGTTCTTTAAAGTTAAAAGCTCAAGGTTTAGCGAACCAAACGTTCAAGCAATACATCAATACTTTGATCAGTTTAGGTAAAGATGTTGTTTTCATTGCACACGCATCAGAAGATCAAAACGGTGATCAAATTATTTACCGACCAGATCTAGGTGGTAAAAACCGTAACGAGCTTTACCGTATCGCAGATGTCATGGGTTATCTAACAACTGTTACTACTGGTGAAGGTAAAAATGCCCGCGTTATTAATTTCAAACCTTCGCCTACACATCATGCGAAAAACTCAGGTGGTTTAGGCGGTGAAACCGGTGAAGTATGGGTACCTGATCTTAAAGCACACCCTACTTTCTTGGCTGACCTGATTACTCAAGCTAAAGATCACATTAACACCTTAACGCCTGCACAACTTGCAGCAGCTAAAGCCCAAGAAGAGCTAGAAAACTGGAAACAAAGCTGTGAGGAAGCAGAGCATGCAGGTGACCTTAATCAATTAACTGAGTCGCTTGATAAAGAACACATGTATTACCAGAACATGCGCCAAGCAATGTTAATGAGAGCTAAAGCATTGAATTGCACGTTTGATAAGCAACGTGGCACTTGGATTAGTCCACCAGAATTTAACGGTATCTCAGATCAACAAAGAGATGAACTTCAAAACTTCATAGCTGAACGCGGCCTAGACGTGAAAACAGTTTGTGAACACTTCGGCATAGATGCCCTTATCCAAATTGAAGCAGCAAAACTACCAGCAGTTAAACAAGACATTGAAACATTAGCTAAAACGGGGATGACAGCATGAAAATTCTAAATAAAGCTGAAGCCAAACTTGCTTGGGCCAACGGTGAATTACTTTTAGTAAATAATACTGAGCGTAATGGCTGGGAACCATTTAACCCTTATGACTTTGGCTTTGATGTTTTTGATAAATTCGAATTTCAATTAAAGCCTAGAACTATTTTTATTGGCGAATTTGAGGTACCTGAACCATTAAAAGAAGCGCCAGCTAAAGGTTCTACTTGCTCTTACCCAAGTCCAACTGTTGAATTAGGTGTGCAGCAGTTTAAGTGGAATGGTTCAAAAGGACAATTACGCATGCTTCAGCATGGCCAAGTCCACTCAAGTTTTGATAATGCTTTTGCTCATTGCTGCGCGATTATTAAAGTCAGTGGTGGTGAGTTTGCTGAAGATATGCTCAAACTTCTGAACAAGCCAACTGATGAAGTTGAAGAAGAAAAGCCTTTAGAAAATGAAGTTGAGAAATCACCTCAGGTTAATACTGAAAAAACAGTAATTGAAGAGACTACTAAAGATTTAAAAGAGGATCTCGATAGTGCAATTGTTGTTACTGAGGGGCCTTATGTTTCATCATCCGAGGATCTATTAGTTCCAGAAACTAACGAGCCTAAAGTAGATCCAGAATATCAGCAAACCCTAGATACTCTTCTACAGCGTGTGAAAGAGTCAAAAACACCTGCAGAAGTAAATGCGGTTTATCGTTATACCCGCACATGGGATGACGAACAAATGAAGCCTATCCTTCTCGCCACTCACAAACGTCTTGAAGAGCTAGAAAAAGAAAAGGCATCTGCTAATGAGCCACCCTCTTTAATGGTTCAAATCCAAACTGCACCAGACCTTACAACGCTAGATGCTTTGGAAATAGACGTGGCTGCACGAGATCCGCAGATTCAACCGAAGCTAATGGGGTATGTGAGAAAACGCCGCTATGAATTAGAGAATCCTACACCTACTCAACAAGAATCTACCCCTGATTATTTATTAGTGGACGGTTTCTAACATGAAAGATCAGTACAAGAAAGTGAGCCAAAAACACATGCTTGGTTTTATGTACTACTTGCAATTGCTGGGCTATGTAATAGTCCGGCAAGGCATGGATCAAGCAATGTTTCTAACCAAGCATTATGCGGTACCAGTCGCTTGGCGCCGCATAACGATCGACTATCACAACCGATTAAATAAACCTGCCCAGCAGCTTTATAGAGAGTTTGTTGAGTGGACTAAAGAAGAATATTTGAGGGCGTAGGAAATGATGGATTTAAAAACAAAACAAGCTTTTTGGTCTGAACAATTACCTTTCTTTAAAGAAAAATATTGGATTCCCGGACATTTAGACGTACTCGAATTTGATATGAATGGCGGTTGTTTTGATATTGTTGATGGTATCAAAACCGATTTAAGTGAAGAAGACCTTTTTGATATTTACCATCGTGTAAATAGTGGTTGGGCAATGTGGAAGAAAGCCGTAAATTTCATGAAATCCAAAGTACCAACGTGGATTAGCGTGACTGATGAATTGCCACCTACTGACATAATGGTACTTATTTGTTGGGCAGATGCTCCTGATGTCACCCCAGAACAAGACTATATGACTATTGATGAGGATTTAAATAGCGTATGGGCAAACTATCAAAATGATCCACCTTCACATTGGATGCATTTTCATAGTGTGCCAAACGTATCGGGAGCTGAACAATGAACATAACACTTAGCGGTCATCAACTAAAAAGCCTTCTCGAATTTGTAAATCCAGATGGTGAGAAAGATTTAGATCAACTTGATACTAAACTAACAATTAAATTCTTTGAAGATGGCCACAGTGGAAAAGGCTATTACTTTTGGATGACCGAATATCCAGAAGAAGGTGCAATGAAGTTGGATATTGAATCGGGAGCTGAGGGATGAGTGGAGTAAAAGTTAAAACATGTGATTTTTGTGATGATGGAAATGGTGAATGCATTTACCCCTATTACGGTCTTGCCCCTCATATTCACACAAAGCCAATTGGCGGTACTGAATTTATAGATGTTTCATTACCTGAAAACTTTAGTCCTGATGGGGATGGTTTAGGCATATATACACACTGTCTGAATTGTGGGGGTGATGGCACATATGAAGGCATCCAGTTAGAAGTTAAAGCGGAAAGTAAGGAGGGCTAATGTGGATAAATATCTGACATCTAACAATGTGTGTGAGATGTTTCATATTACTAAACGCACACTTAATCGGTGGGAAATTAACACACCTTGGGGGATTCCATTCCCAGCCCCAGCATTAAGTTCTGAGGGCGGAACAATGAAAAGATACCTCGCTACTGATGTAATGAAGTGGGAGGAAGAATGCCAGCAAAAGAAGCAACTAAAAAAAGCTATATAAGTTGTACCGAAGCTAACAATCAGAAAACTTGATCAAATTAGTCCAGATCAATGATTGTTAGCATATTTACGTTACTATATACTGTCCGCCGAATCACGGCTTGCTAGATAAACTCAGCAATTTCATTTATGTACATAATGGTGTACATATAATGAAATCAAGGAAGCAAGAATATACTTTTCCCGTTTAATTATAAGGGTTTAGGCGATATGGCATTAATCGTTCAAAA